GTTAATATCTTTTTGTGGTGTGGTTAATGTTTCCTCTGGTGAAAAGAAATATTTTACTCTTGATCGACCAGTACCGTCAACTACGGTTACACATTCATCTCCAAATTTTAATCGTGGTTGGTCGACCAAACCTAACACACCAATAAATTCATTTAAATCATAGATGCCAATGTCTTGTGTAAACTCTTCGGCAACTACTGCAGTAGCCAAAACATTTCTGGCTTCTGAAATTGTTTTAACTGTATTGCCCTGACGAATTAGCATGTTCTGATTAATACCAGAAAAATTTTTTAGTACGTCTAGGGTATTTTCACTTAGTTCCATATTATTCTCCAAAAGATAAGATAGTTATATTATAATACAAGTTCGTTGGCTTGTAAACCCCTTTTCATCTTGCTAAAGTTTTTTTCCTTAACAAATTCAATTTTATTTTCAAACTTGCCATCCAGTATTTCACCCTTGTGCGAAATAACAAATACGTTTGTATCATCATTTAATGTATATAGTATTTTTAATAGGTTTTCAACTCCGTCATGATCCAGTGAAGAATCAAATGTTTCATCCAGTACAAGTAGATTTGTTGCAACTGAATTTTTCATTTTTGCCACTTGTCGCCATGTAAATAAAAGTGCCAAATCTATTCTTTGTTTTTCACCCTCGCTAAATGAATCATATGTAAATTCATCACGATGCCGTGATCTAATTACTTCTTGAAAGGATTCATCTAAATGGAAGTGTACAAAGAAATCCAAAACTTGTAAATACTGATTTACCAATTTATTCATTACTGGTAAATATTGTTTTATAATTTTTGTTTTAATGCCAGTGTCTTTTAACATTTCAACGATAACGGAATTATATCCATATTCCTCAGACAGTTTTAATTTTTCTTCTAGTTTACTACTTCTGTCGTCCTCGTATTTTGTTAAATCGGTACGAGCCTCCGTAAGGTCCGTACCAATCTTTTTTTCTATATGCGTCCGATAATCAGATATGGTTTCTTGCAGTTTTGAAATCTCTTTCGAGTTGGAAGTGAGTTTATGTACCCGATCTCGAAGCGTTGAAAGTAGGCTAGTCTGTTCACTAATCTCCGATTCCACTCCTTGGCCTTCAGTTCCGATTTCTTTAATCTCTGCCTTCCACCGATCCCTATCTGTTTGTGTCGATAGTAAAATCTCAGTTTTATGGCTGTCTGAAATGGTTTGGTCGCACACGGGACACGATTCATTCTCTTCGAAAAAGGTGATCCGCTTCTCGAGGTCGCGGATAGTCGATTGCCGATCTTGACCTCTGAGGAGTAAACTCTGCTTCCTATCCTGTAGCAGTCCCAACCTTTGTTCGGCTTCTGATACAGATTCATCGAGTCCGAGGCTAAGCTCACTATTCTCAGCCTGTAGTTTATCGATGACACTCTGCGATGCTTGTATCCTAGATTCATAGTCCTTTCGATTCTCTTCAGTTAGTGCTGCGATATCGCGAATATACTTCTTTTGAGATTCAATTTTAGTTTTCACAATATCTATGTTGTAGTCTATCTGTTTGAGTTTATCTTTTAACTGTGCATTTCGTTCCTTTAGGATTACATTCATTTTTGAAAAAACATTAATATCGAGTAAATCCTCAATGACATCTCTACGATGTCCGCCTGGTAATTGCATAAAAGGTATAAATGAGGAACTACCGAGTACAATTACTTGATGAAATGATTTATGATTTAATTTTAAAATATTTTGTTCTAATATTTTTTGGTATTCCTTGGAGTGCGATGATTGATTAATCATTGTATCATTTTTCCAAATTTCAAAAATGCCTGGTTTAATACCACGACAAATTTTAAAGTGATTACCTCCAATGGAAAATTCTACTTCAACCAAACAACCTTTATTATTAATGGAATTAATTAATTGGTATTTGTTAATGTTTCGATGCGCTTTACCAAATAATCCAAAGGACAAAGCATCTAGCATGGTAGATTTACCAGCGCCGTTTTGTCCAACAACAAGTGTGGATTTATTTTCGTTTAAATTAATTTCAGTAAAATTATTTCCTGATGAAAGGAAATTTTTATACCTAAGGGTTTTAAATATAATCATGCAAATTCCAGAGCCTGGGCCTCAGTCATCAATTCACGTACTTGTATTTTAATTTTATCCTTATTTAAATCAGTATCGACTGCATCAATATAGGAATCAATTATTTCACTGGTATCGTCAAAATTTATTTTTTCATCTTCAATATTTTCACCCAAAAATTCTTGGAAGTTTTCTGCAATTTTGAGTTCATGAATATTTTGATTTTGTATCCGATCAATAAATCTATCAAATGTAAATGTATCAGATTTGTTTACAACTACAACTTTTACTAATTTACCATCCAAGTCGGATACATTATAGTTATTATAATCCATTTTATCATCATTGTAAACAATTTTTTGAAATAAAGTATTTGGATTTTTTATTTTTTCTATCTCTCTTGTTTCTGTATCAATGACATGGAAATATTTTGGATCATGTGCATCGGACCAGAAAAATTCCATTTGACTACCAAGGTACCAAATATTATCTCTACGTGATGAACAATGGAAATGACCGGTAAGTACTAGTTCAAACTTTTTAAATATATCTGCAGACATACCGTGGGTATTTTTTACACCACGCATCATTTCAAATCCATTTAATTCCAAATGGCCACCAAGCCAATCGGCTTTACATTCCTTAATAAAATTCATTGACGATTCATAATTTTCAGAATTAATCCATGGCAGTAATGCCATTTTTAATGAACCATATTCCATTACACGTGGTTCCATTACAATGTGAATTTCATTCATGAAGTGACCTAAACATTCCTTCAAAGAGTTTAGGTTATTTGTATTTTTATAGTACGTATCATGATTGCCTGGAATAATGTCCATTTTCATTCCACGCTCACGTAATGGATTTAAAAAACATTTTCTGTTATGATTAAGTGCCTTAAAGTTTACAAACTTCCTGTGGTCATAATAGTCGCCCAAGTGTAAAATTTGTTCGATTCCGTTTTGTTCACAGTAAGGAAAAAAGATTTCTGAGTAAAACGTCTCTGCATTTTTGAGAAAGATTTCGGAAGAGTTACGTATGCCGCAATGTGTGTCATTTAATACCGCCAGTTTCAAGTTAATAAACTCCAAATACAATATGTAAAGAATGCAAAAATGGTACCAAAGGTACAAGCAATCATAAACATTTCAATATCATCGTGTGTGAGTAAAAAATATTTTATTTCAGATAACATTTTTTTCATTATAAAAACTCCGCCAGGTCTGAATCTGCCTTTACAGATCTTTTCCTTTTTCTTTTTTCTTCCTTTGCAAATTGTTTTACATCTGCATCTACATTTCGAACCTTTTCAATTCTGTCCCTAAGTGTATCCACAAATGCACCAACAACTTGTTGTGACATGTCATCACCTAGTTCATTGTCAATAAAGTTTTCAATACCAGATTTAGTTAAATATTTCAATTTAATTTCTTGTTGTTTTTTCTCTTTTGCAATTCGTCTTAAAAATGCATACCAGGTAATTTGTGTAAAATATGCAAATGCATTTGGTTTACCAGTTCTTGTTGCTGCATCTAAATTATAGTTTTCAATAGCCTTTAAGCAATTTTCTACTGCATCCATTACCATTTCTTCGCGATATGTGTAGCGAATAAAATTAGATTTGTGTGACAAACCCTCAGCAATTCTTAAAAAACAGCTGGCAATATAATCAGGTACGATGGGAAGTTGTTCTTGCTTTTCCTTGGCATTTCTTACCAATGTTACATAATCAACAACGGCTTGTGAAAACTCAGCATTATTTACATAATGTATACTTGCTCGTTTTGTTCGTGCCATGATGCTTCCTTTCATAATGTTATAATTATAACACATATTATTGCAATTGTAAATACAAAATATATTTTTTAAAAACAAAAAATAATTGTTTACAAATTAGCTAAATGTGATATAATAAATTAAGATATTTTGGAGGGTGGATACTAAGCTTCATCTTCCGTTTTATATTGCCATTCATCTGTATGTCCAACTGACCATTTTGGTTCTGTTTCCACTCTATAATTTTGAGTGCATACCTTAAAGTCTGGTTGCTTTAAATTAGAAGGCGTGAGACTAGAATCTCTAAAAATAACTCTGTTATTCGGTTGTGCCGCAAATTGTCCATTATCTAATTGTATGATATTAAATGACTTATGTTCTGGATCATGTTCAGAAAAATTTATATCGATCGTCGATTTATCCCTATGTGCATTATCAATGGTAAACATATATTCACCAGCATGCATCTGCTTATCCTTACCGAAAAATTCGCACCTACTCAGTATTGGTTTTTCGGTAACAGTTAAGTCGTAATCAAAGCAATCCCAAAGCTGCAAAACATCAAGAGGTAAATCACCATGATCTGTTTTCCAAACGAAAGCCGAAAGAGGAAGTTTATCATAAAGTGCTCCATATTCCGTAAGAAGTGTTTCAAAGTATAAGGCCTTATATTGTGTTGATTTAACTGAGATCCAAATGCCGGGCGTCAGTTCTCCGTGGCCATGTTCAAGATCATATAGATATTCTTTACGTACAAAAACATTTTCTGGTGGTAGTGCATGAATTAAAAATGCCATTAATGTATAGTTCCTTTTGGTTTAAATTGAATTACATTACCATCTTTG